AGTTGTTGCCCTTTGGCGGATTCCGTCGATGATCGCGGCCGTTGGTCCGCTCGAACGCCTCGCGCATCGTTTCTTCAGGCATAGCGATTCCTTTGCCGCTATAGCGGCTGACTTTGAAGGGGGAGGGGTTACTGCTTGATTTGGTTGAGGCGGGCTACTTCGTCGATGCAGGCGTTCCAGCCTTGGTTATACGTGTTTGATTCAGACAGAAGCCCTGGTGTGACAGTCTTGCGCCCAGGCATCACCGCCGCTACCGGCGCGGGCTGCTCGGCGTAGAGCGGTTCGGTAAAATGGCCGCGCTTCTCTCGGCTGACCCGGACGTTGGCGATTGCAGTGTCATCGCGGACCAGTCCGTTGAAATCTTCGATGCAAATGTAAAACGGCGCCGGCTCGCCCTGCCCCTTGTCGGCTGGCGCGGATTGGTTGGAGAGGAAATCGCGAATATCTTTTGCAACGGTCGCATACGAAAACCCGCCGCTACTAACGACGAAATCCAACAACTCCCGCGCCTTGGTCAGTTCGGATTGCAGCTTAATGTTGTCCTGCATCGCCAGTCGATGCGCCCGTTTCCACTGTTCCACCTCAGCCTGTATCCGGGTGAAGTGGGCGCGGTCTACCAAATATAAAACCGGCTCCACGTCTTCCGCCCATTTTGCGTAATCCAGCGCAAACGCCTCGGTGTTGAAGTTGTAGCCGAAGACTCTCCATCCCAGCACTTCCGGTTCCCCGCCAGCAGGCGGCACAGGTTCAGCCAGGGCGGCGCGGGTATTCCACTCAGCAGCATCAGCGATGATGGGATCGTCATCAACAAATACGCAGCTGCCGGCATGGTCTCCTTTGATCCGAACATAATCAAAGCCTGTAATGGCTTGCACGGTGCAGCCGCAGAAGGGGCACGGCGACAAGGGTATGTTATTGCTCATGGCTCAATCTCCCCAATAGCTCATGTCTTCATCAACGGCATCTGAGGGAGACATCTCCCATTCGATGGCGTAGGTTTCGTATAGCGACTCACACATATCCCAGCGCGCAAAGCCGGCGCGGTTCTGCATGTGGAAATAGGCGCGCAGTATCCAGAAGAATTTACTCATGGCTCACAGCCTCGGCGGTTGGTTTGAGGGCGGCGCAGATATCCGCTTCAAGGATTTCAAGAGCTTCAGGGGCGTCCATTTCAAAACTCAGGACGGACGAATCGATGACTCGTTGCAATAGCCCCCTGAAGTCGTCCTCCCGCTGATCCTGCACTGTGAGGCGCTGCTGTAGGGCCAGGTTCTCGGCGGATACTCGGTCGAAGTCGGCGGAACCAACCCAATCCCCTTTCGTATTCAGCTCGCAGCTTCCGTCTTCCCAAAACACGTAACGCTTCACGCTTTCCATACACCCTCCTGGGGCTTAACGCTGAATTTGTAGGCGGCATAGGGAACTGCCGCGTTGAGGGCCAGCACCAAAACCAATAGCCAGACCATCACAACCTCCGGCTTTTGTAGGCTGAATGCATAAACAGGAAATTGCCTCGATCATCCTTGATGACCGTCCACTGCTCGCTGGTCAGGCGGGCCATGAGCTCGCTGAATCGGTATTAGCGGATCACGATGATTTGCCTTGCCGGGGCATGCCCGGGCGGTGGAGTGGGGGAGTTATGCGGCTTCGGCTTGGCGCTCTGCTGCGCGCCACGGATCGTTTGCCCGGGCGAGTGCTGCCATCGGCGGCGGGCTGACGCTGTTGCCGCACATGTGGACTTGCTGGGTCTTTGTGAACGGCTTGCCGTCGGCGCCGTGACTGATGATGTAGTCGGCGGGGAAGCCCTGGGCTTTGTACAGCTCGGATGGCTTCAGCATGCGCAGGCAGATATCGACGATCACATATGGCGTGCCCTTTACCATTACCGTGACCATCGCCAGGCGGTCCTTGGTGGTGATCGTTGGCGTTGGCGCATCACAGGCGCTGATGTTCTCGGTGCCGTAGTAGCTGATCAGGAACGCAGCTACCCGCAGCGCGCCGGCTTCATGCTCCGGTGACAGCTTCAGTGAAACCAGTGAGCTTTTCCCGCCGCCGCCTGCCGTGATGGTTGGCGCTGGTTCTTCCAGGCCCTGCCCGACGCTGGCGCCAAACGCCCTCTCCATGAATGCGCTCACCAAGCCGTGATGTTCGCCGCCGGCGCTGATGGTCCGCAGCGGTTCATCAGCGGCCCGGGCATCACAGTTGCCGCGCAGGTGCACCAGATTGGCCGCAACAAGCGCATGGTGCTGGCCGGTTGTCACCGTTGGAACCGGTCCATTGAGTTCACTCGGCGCGTGCCCGGTGGTGTTGGTGATCAGCGTGGCAGTGACAAGTTGCTGCTGGCTGCCGGTGTTGGTCACCGTGGTAAGCGGCTCGTCCATGCCCTTGGCGTCGGTGGTGTTGAAGCCTCCGTTCATCTGCGCCATGAAAGCGGTGGCAACAGCGCGGTGGTTCTGGGTCATCAACGTGCCTACAGGCTGATCCGCCGTTGCTGGCTTACCGCTGTACTCGGGACCACCAGCCCCGACCAGTACCGAACTCGTCAGCGCGTGCTTGATGCCACCTGCTACGACGGTTCCCAGTGGCTGACCCAGGCCAGGGACGCGAGGCTCTTGGCCCGGGCGTTCGCCGTAACCCGACTGGATCAACGTCGGACTGATCAGCGTGAGCTCGCCGCGGTTGGCACACGTCACGGTTGGCAGAGGGTCGAGCGGGTCATTGATGCGATCGCTGCCCTGGTGCGTTGCCGGTGCGATGATCGGGCTCACTACCGAGAAGGCTCCGCCCTTCGGGTATGAGGTGACGGTGCGCAGCGGTTCGTCGGCCGACTGCACCGCTTCCCCTGACCAGTTGGCAATCGGCACAATAAACGGCGCCGGGTTGTCGATGACGAACTTCTTCATCCCCTTTGCAACACGGCGCAGGGTGGCCGGGGCCAGGTCCTTCTTGCGGCCGAAGATGCTCTTGCCCAGGTCGCTGAAGTCGATGCAGTCAGCGGCGGTCTTCCACTTCTGCTGGCCTTTGACCGGGTTCTTCGCGTGGGTCGGCTCCGGCCACACGATCGGCTGGCCGTCGCACCGGGCAATCATGAACAGACGTTCCCGACTGGTCGGGGCGCCGAAGTCGCAGGCCTTGATCACACGCCATTCCACCGCATAGCCCAGGCGCTTCAGCTCGGCGACGAACACAGACCAGGTCTGCCCGCGGCGTTTCGGGTCAGGCACCAGGAACTGCTGGTGGACCGGAACCACTTCGCCCGGCTCGGCGATATCGCCGCCCAGTTTCACGACTCGGCCAGTGGTCTTGCAGCGCTTGGCGATCAGCGGCCCCCATTGAAGGATCTGCTTCACGTTTTCCAGGCTGATCACGCGGGGCATCTTCTTGCCGGCCCACTTCAAGCCGATCCAAGAAAGGTTCCGGATCTCGCGCTTGCGAGGCTGTCCGCCGGCGGCCTGGCTGTGGTGCGTGCAGTCCGGCGACATGTGGAACCAGCCCACGGCCCTGCCGCCACATTCACTATCGGGGTCACCCTCGAAAACATCAGTGGTGTAGTGCACCGCGCCAGGGTGATTCACTGTGTGCATGCTGATCGCCTGCGGGCTGTGGTTCTTCGCCACGCTCACCGTGCGGCCCAGGCCCATTTCCAGACCAGTACCGGCGCCGCCACCACCGCAGAAGAAGTCGACAACGATCTCATCATCCTGAGGATTGAAGCCGAGTCCGTATTGGGTTTTGAAATCGAAGGGGTGTTTCTTCTGTTGTGCGGACATAGGGGGATCCTCGCCGGTTGGCGTGATTCGAGTTTGTGGGCTATTGGTTGATGGCCCGGGATGGGGCCGGATCAAGGCGTGTTGCTTGTTCCGCAGTTGCGACAGTCTTCCCGGTAGCGTTGCGCGTCACTGATGAACCGACCACAACCCTCGCAGTTGAACATCATCATGCGTGGCGGCTTCGGCTTGACCAGCTTGATACCGGTACCTCGCAGAGCCTCCTTGATGTTCACGTCGTCGCGCTCAACCAGGCGGCGGGCGAACTTGTCAATGTAGGGCTTGGGCCAAACGACGGCGCCAGATTGGCCGAGCTTTCCGATCCATGTGACGGTGTGGGCTCTTGGCACTACGACAGCTTTCGATAGGTCGCTTGTGAAAACGCCGTCCTCACAAAGCCAAATCAGGTTGTTGCCGTTCCAGCACTGCGGCTTTTGGATGTAGAACTCAGGCGCGCCCGGGAACTGGTCCAGGGCTTCGCTCAATGTCACATACTGGCAGTCAACACCGACGCGCGCCCTGGCATCGACATAGGCCTTAGGCCACGGGATGTCGGTGTCGCGGTGATCGCAGGCGCCATCCTTGGTGAAGACCTGAGCCTTATCCAGGTCGGTGACGTATCCGGAGCTGCCGAATCCCCAGAACGACAGGCCATCGCCCACGTACGCGTGACTGCGGCTGTCTTGAAGGTAGAACTGATCGTCCATGGATTATCTCCAGTCAGGCGCCGCCCTCCGTGACCGGATGCGCAGCGTGGGGTAGGGGTTATTCGTCGTGGCAGATGCGAAGCGATTCGCGGGTGAAGGCGAGCTCAAGCTTTGCGCGGCACGATTCGGAAACGGTTATTTCGTGTCGCGGAGCCGAAAGAAACTGAGCAGATCCCGCCGGGCCCAGGCCATGCAGATGGTGAATCATCAGCGTCATGGCCTCGCCCTGTTCCTCAATACCGTTCCAGGCCATCAGGTCGGCTAAGGCCTGGCGGGTTCCGAGCAGCGTGTGCAGCCGCAACTCCTCTTCGCCGCGGCTCTTTCGCTTCGCCGCGGTCTTTGCTGACCGGTCTTTCTGAGCTGCAGCCATGGCAGTTCTCCGTTATTCCACTGGCCGGCAATGCCAGCCAGGTCTGTCGTTTGCGTTGTTGGGTGCGAGCTGCGGATCGTTTCAAGACTTCAACTTCCCGTTGCGCAAGTGGAACGGCAGCGCCGGGAAATCTATTTTGTAGTCCTTAAGCAGCCGGTGGAATTTCTCGTAGCTCATGCCGATCTGCTTCATAACCTTTGACCGGCTTAGGCCTACGTCGCGCAAGGCAATGATCCGCTCAACCATCGGGCCGTCAGTCGCCTTGTGACCCTGGTTGGTGGTGTATCCGCGCTTGAACTTGAAGCCCATGCGAGTTGCCATGCGCTTAAGGTCGCTCTCGCCGAGGTGAAACGTCTTCATGGCCTCGGTGACGGTCAGGGTTGGCGCCGCTGCCGCAACCTTGGATTCCAAGGATGGGTTGGGCTCGGCCCGTGTACCGTCACGGGCTTTGCCGTTGAACATCACGCCGAAGTCAGCGTCGCGGGCCTGCACAGGTAGTGTTTCTAGGGTGCCACGACCTTCAAACTCTGCCGTGGCGCGGGCAATCCAGTCGCGATCTATATCTTTTTGGCGGATGGTGCTGAGTTCTGGACTGATCATGCTGCCACCTTGACCAGCCTCACGCCGGCCATGCTGAATTTAGAACCCTGGTCCGCGACAAGTGCGTCGAGTGCTTCCCAGTCCACTGTGAGCACAGAGATAGGGGCTTGCCCATATGCAACGGCCTTAATAAGGGCCTCCAAGTCGAAGACCTCGGCCTGAAGATTGGCCGCTGGTGTTTGCACGCCCACCGGTTTCGCTGCTGGCGGTGCAGATGGGGCCACCCGAACTGGCGCGGTCGAAGCTGGAGTCGGCGTTTCAACTACAGCCTTCGCGGCGGCTTCATCCTCGATCCGCTTGAGCTCCTGCTGACGAATCTCCTCGCGCAGGCTTTCGGCCTTCTGTTCTTCGGCCCTTTTGTGTTCGTCGATCCTAACCTTGATCAGCGACACCAGGTCGTCATTGGCCTTTATGACCAGTTGCTGAATGTCGTTGAACAGGAACGCGTGGTCAGGTGCCAGCTCGGCCAGGGTGCTCAGGTTCAAGCGAATCGCGTCAGCGGACTGACTGGCGTCGATCTTGGCGCGGGCCAGCTCAGTATCGACGGCGTCTTGAAGGCTGGCGATAGTGCGCTTGTTCTTCATGGCGCCGGCGAAGTCAGCAGCTACCGCCGGCAGCGTGACCCGGCCAAGGGTTTTGTTGATGGCCGCGACGTGGTCCGTCAGGGATTGTTCGGCCTTCTGCTTAATGTTCGTCTTCACCAGCAGCTCTTGCGCTTTCACCAGCTTGTCGACCTTCAGCCGTGTCTCGCGGGCATGGGCGCTGATCCTGTCCAGTGATGAGAACAAGTCGTCGATGCTTTGCGTCTGCGACAGGGCCTGTTTCTTCGCTGCGGCGACCGCCTCCTCGACATCACCACACCACTTGACCGCCTTCTTGGCGTCGGCGAAGTCCTGGTCGGTAGAGAGTGTAGTTTTCACCGAGTCAATGACCGCCAGAGCAGACTGCTCGAACACTTTTAGGTTGCTAGCGGTGACCATGCCAGTCAGCTCGATCCGCAGCGCGGGCAGCTCGTCCGGTGCCTTTCCGACCACAATCGATGGCGCATCCGCGATTACGTGCGTAGCCAGGTCGGCTTCGAACTGCTTCCATCCTTCGACCAGTTGGGCGGCGCGGCCAGGGACTGGCCTGTATTCCATGTGCACGAAGTTTTCGGCGGTGCCATCCGAGCATACGAAAATCACGCGTTCGGCACCGCTCACAAGTAATTGCTGCTCAAGCTGCCAGTAGTAGTGTGGCTCCAGCTCGCCAGCTTTCACCTGGGCGACCAGAGATTCGTTCCAGAGCTTGTGCTCGAACAGCGTCTCGCCAAGCATCGTGGCGCCGTCCATGGAGGCCAGCAGGTTGCCTTCGGTGCCGACGACCGGATAAAGCTCCTCGCCGATCATGTCTTCAACCAGGGGGCGTGCCATTGCTTCGGTGGCGTGGCCTTTGTCGAAGATGTATTGCTGCGCCGGCGTGACGTCGGCAGTGATGCCGGTCTTCTTCTGTGTCAGCAACTCGGTGCGAGTCTGGTACTTCGAAGCGCCCTTCATGGCCGGGGCTTCGGAGGCGGTGAAGTACTTGGCGCGCAGTGCGTGCCACTCGGCGGAGCCTTGAGCTACGTTATGGATTTTCATGCTGCGTCTCCGTCGATGGCTTTGAGGTTGTTGATTTTTTCGATCTGGGCATCACTCAGCGTGTATTTGCTGCTGATGGTGGCGATCAGGTGCTCGGGGCTGGTCCGGTTCGCATCGACCAGCGGCTGCCACTTGACGATGTTTTCGTCGAGCAGGCTTTCGGGATAGTCAGGAAGCGCTTCAGGCTCGGGCTGTGCCTGATGTTGCGGTGTGATATCGCGGACCGTGTCATCGAAGGCCTTGCCTTCCATTTCATCGGCCGTCGGTGCAGATCCGACTTCAGGGAACGCCTTGCGCAGGGCCTGGGCCTCGGCGCATTTGGCAAGCTGCGCAAAGGCGCGGCGTTTCCACATAGAGTTCGGCGCGACAGTGTCCTTGCTGGCCGTTGCATAGTTCTCAAGCCACCGCTCATTGGCGGTGAACTCAGCAACCAGTCCATTGGACATCTGGCGTTTCACGGTCACCCGGCACCATTCGGGGTAGGTGACGTCCACGCCGCCCAGCTTGGCGGTGATCGATGGGCCGTACTCAGGGTCGCTGATGCCAGCGTATTGCCCGGTGCGCGCCGCCTGGATGCGGTACAGGCCAATGCCAGGCATGACCACGTCCACCATCCCTTTGCCTTTCTGGTAGATCGGGACGATGTGCACCGGCTTCAGCATCGGGTCCAGCTGGGCGGCCTTGCAGTAGGCGAGCACCATAACCACCGAGTTGTGAGCTGCGCCTGGGTACAAGCTGCCGCTCAGCACTTCGACGAGTGCATCCTCGGACATGGCCGGCATGTGCTCGGCCTGCTTCATTACTGCGGACATGGGGATTCCTTGCCGCGGCGTGCGCAGCGCTTGAAGGTGTGAATTAGGAGGTGATGCGGTCGGCGAGGGCGCTCAGCAGCATCATGAAAGTCCAGAAGGTGATGGCCGAGAACGACCCGCGCCAGATCAGGAAGCGCCTGGCTCGCTGACGGGCAGTCACCGCAGCACCTGCGACAGCTGAGGCGGCTGGCATACCCCGCGCCCGTCTTGCTGGGTTATGTGGTCGAGCATCATCAGGAGAACGGCGGTGCCGAGGATCCAGTACATGGCTTTCATGGCGACACCTGCTTGCGATATCCGGAGTCGTACAGCGCTTCTGCGTACACCCTGGCCACGTCCTCATGACTTCCAGGGTATGGACACACAGAAAGCATTTCCCTGATACCCTTCTCCCGCTCATCTGCCGCGATCTGCTCGGGCGTGCGAATCGGCCGCACACTGGCGCCCTTAGTGGCAAAGATTTTATTGCAGTGAATCCAGCAGACTGCGGACTCTTCCTTATGCGCAATCACTTCGCATTGCCGCCAATCGC